CTGTACTTATTACTCTAGCGACTCCAAAGCTTGTGCTATTAGGATATGCGATTGCGACAAGAATTGCTGTAGTAGCAAAAGGCAACGTGATCTGCACTGAAGTAGAGGGATTGATTATTTCTGTAGCACCCCAGAAAATCAGATAACCGCCAGGGAGAAAACTTTGATAAATCGGGCCTGCTATGTCAACTTGATTATACGTCAACTGCATGGGAGGATTTCCAGGAGAACGAGTCACATATTGATTAGGCAAGAAAACAGGAATCCTTAAAAATAACTGCGGTTGCGTACCTAACTTGGAAGCAGCATCCTTACAATACAGGCAAGCGTAAGTATCGTCAATAACTGGATCAGTGGAGCCTTGATCTTGGAATACAACAGTTTCATGGTCGCCTTGGTCAGGAAGATTGTTGAAAAATGTATGATTATAGGTATTAGTTCCGCTAGTCGTTGAGAAAACGGTTGCAAATTGCGCATAATTAACCTGAATCAATGGCGCTTGATTTTTAGGTGAATTGTCCCCTTGGGGTATTCCTGGAAGGTATGTCATATGTTTGCCAGCACCATATAGAAGTACGTTGTATTTATCGTCGGAAAAAATGAAATAGGATCTAACATATATATAGTGTCATAAAATCCATTGTCATTAGCTGTTTTTATGTTCACCGCAGGCGGAAAATTAGGTGTCGTACCCATTGGACAGAAATTAACTGTAATTATATTGGTAGCAATTGGTGGCCTGAGCAATAAAGGCAATCCATCCTGGGATAATGTACATTGAACAGTACCAAAATAAAGCAATACTTTCCCTGGTAAAAATGTAAAATAAGGCGTCTGAATAACTTTGCCACTCTCTATTTTTGGAGGAGCAAATATCTGATATGCGCTTAGCTGAAATTCGGTTTGATTACCCTGATATCGTAAAAAAATCTGATCCCCTTGATCAAGGTTCATATCATCAGCATCCGCAGGAGATTTACAATAGATAGAAATTTCACCTATATCAGTTTGAAATTGAGACCCTACAGGTTGCTCTAGCAATTGAATAACATTATGGTTGCCTGCATTAGAAGCAGCGTCTAATGCCACATGATTTGCAGCAAATGCAGTATATAAACTCATGAAATTATTCAGAAAATCAACTTGTGAACTATTGAATTTATTTCTCGCTAAAGGAACGTTAGGACTATATGTAGGTTCCATTTATTGTCCTATTGCAAAATAATAAACATCTCGTGTGGTGGTTCCTCCAGTAGTATCATAACTAATAGTAAATGTAGAAAGCGGAGAATTTATGCTTGTAGGTATCGTCGTAGGCGATTGAATCAAACTTCCCAACTTGTAGTTTGCTGTAGTAGTTCCCGCGTAAAGTATATTTGTTGTTGGAGATAGGGTGACCTGAAAACCATTGGGAGGGTTGGTGATTAATCCCCCATAAATTACAAATGGGCCTGCCACAAAACTATACTGCTGGGCATTTGTAGGAGTAGTATTAATAAATGGATAAGTCAGCTGTATTGGCGTTTGATCGCTATTAGGAGCAAAGAATAAAGCAGGTATTCCACCCACCAATTTATTATATAAAGCCACTTGTGTTGCATCTGTAGATGGATCGCCATTCTGTGGTTGCATTGTCATGACAACGTGCATACCTTGATAGTCTTGATTGCCTATCAATGGATAATGATTGGCTGCGAAAAGACTAGCAATAGTCTGAAAATTTGATAGCAACTGCTTTTGAGATTGTAGTGTTGGATCTGTACCTTGTGGTATATTCGAATTATAGCTCACAATTTATCCCTTCTATATGACCTTATAAAAAACCGTACCATGATGCAGAATAAGCATTATATCTATCTATCGAATATAAATTTATATTAGGAAAATCTGAGGGATTTTTATTATAATCTTTCTCGAAACGGTCTATAAATTCTTTATATAGTTCATTTAATTCCTTTTTAGGGCATTTTTTCAAAAATTCTTGAACCATTTCATCAGTAACTTTCACTAATAACCCCCTACATTACACCAGAATATTCAGTGCCCCAAAACCAGCTTGCGAGCGGCCTTCCAGGCTGGCTAAATATTGTCTGTGCCCTTTGTGTACTCAATTGCTTCAATGTACGCCTATTGGCAAGTTGCAACTGCTCTTGAAATATAGGCATCACATAGGCCATACCTTCATCATCAGGGAAATCGGTGTAGATAAGTTTTGCAGCACCTGCGCATATAAAAAGATACCATTCATTAAGTTCAGGTGCACTGCTGCTTAGCATTAATGCCAAAGGCTGCTGACTTATCTGGAATTCAACCTGATATACTTGTAGTGGGCATGGACGAAATACAATTTGCTGATTATAGAAAAGAACATCTACAGGCCTTGAAGCTTGATAAGGCACAACGGCAGCATATATATTCGCTGATGATGGTATGACAGTAGAGTTTGCAGGTGTGAAATTATATGCCCCTGTCAAATAATTTACCTGACCAACATCATTTCCCTGGGCATCATAAAGATCACCGACATCAGAGTTAGCGTTAGGGCTATCAGTTAATACATAAGTATAGCCTGAATTTGCATCGCCAGAGTTATCAAAAGCTGAGATTATGACCATCGCTTCAGTGACATTTCCAAATATGTCTAATTGTGCCCTATAGAATGGTGTAGATGGGATTGTACCTGTATAGGCAACATTTGCATCTTGCCCCCCTTGACCAATTTGCTGGTTAACAGAAAGATTAGGCCATCGGTTATAAAACGTAGTTTTATCCTGAAAGTACCTAAGGATATATCCCTGGCAATATACTGGCGGAGTTATCTGAATATTTCCCGGGGAAGCCACTGCCGTTTGTCCTGTAGCTGGATCAATGGGGTTAGCTTCATAGGGGAAATCATAAGTATCCACATTAGGAATAGTAGTAAAAACATATGGTTTTGTCAGTTTTATGTTCTTAAAATGCTCTGGAAGCATCAATGTCATGAATAGATTCAGATATTGATCTATTTGCGTATCTTGCATTTGCTGGGGCGTATATCTAGCTGTCATCCTACGCACTGTTGTTCGCATCATAGCAAGGTTAACGGTCATATTTCACCCCCATTATAGATAGCACCTTCAAAAGAATCTTGATTTCCAAACGGCAAAGGCAATGGAGGTAGATATGGCCCTGATGAATAAGGTATTATTGTTGGTTGAGTAAAAGAGCTAGGAATAGGAGAAGGATAAGCAAAACTATTAAAATTGGTAGAGTTAACATTACACGTTACCTCCGTTCCGGACACATTGATAACCTGAATAACACGTCCCTTTAATTGCTGCATCCCAAATGATGGTGGAATGTTAAATGTCACCATCATCCCAGGGTTATAGTTGCTGTTGTTTTCTATAGTTACTACCATAGGATTAGCCTGAGTAATTGAAGCAATTACCTGCCAGGTGAGATTCATTCCCACCTGAGTTTGGGAGTATCCGGGATAGTATTCTATAGATGACATAAATCCTTAAGCTGCAAAGCCGATCGGTACAAAGGCATATTTCTTATTACTAGTATCTACATGAGCAATCTGCGAGTTTTCGCCAAGCTCATCAGTTAATACTTGTGGGCCTTCTTTCTGTGTAAATCTAGGTGTATGATAGTATTCATTAATTTGGTCTACAAAACCCCTGGGAATGGTATAAGTACCACCATCTTTTAATACATACCATTTAACTGGATCTGTAGCATATTTCAGATAAGTGAGCTTAACCGTTTGGCCAGGCGCACGACGATTCATGAAACGACCTGTGACCATCTGACTATCATATGCTTTTTGTTTTTCAATAACATCGTTCCGATTTTTCTTTTTGTTGATGTTATTGACTTGTTTATCTACTATCTTTTGCTCATATTCTGCAATTTCTCTACGTGGAATAAGCTTCAATTCATTTTTCTTTTCCTCAAGAGCCGCTTTCGTTTGCTCTAATTCAATTCTAGCCTGATCGATTTCTTGCTGGATGCTTTCGAGTGTAATTTCGAGACCTGCATCTTCTTGCATCATTTCTGTATCAACATTTTCTTGTATCAAATTTGTTTCATTATCTTGTGTCATGATAACCTCATACTTTTTCTTTCATTTGTAAACTTAAATCTTTTATTTGTCCAAAGGAAGAGGACGATTTGTCCCCTTCCTTCAAATTATTATACGTAACTAATGGACAGCGAAGGCGGAAATTCTTGAGTTGACGTAATTGCACGCCATTCAAAAACATCTACAGTGCTTCCAATCAAACCGCCTGTCGTGGTAGCTGACGTGCCATCGCCTGCACCAATCAATATGCCATTGTATGCTTGGTTTTGTCGCGCAAAACTCAAAACATCTTGGTTGGCATAAGGAAGAGGAGCTGGGACAACGCCAAAGGAAGAAAAATTATTAATATTCCCCTCCCCTTGAGGTACCATGTATGGGAAACCAAGCGGATAAGCAGGGGATAATGGCCAGTGACCTGGGTTAGATCCGCCCACAACCGTATTGGTTGCAAATACACCGAAGCCGATGCTATTGACAGCCAAAGTCACCGTTTGTGTACCTACAGCATTATTAGCAGCAATAACGGTAGCCTGGAAGGGCAATCCGGTATATCTGTTGGTAAGCTGAGGAATACCAAACACACTTGGAATGTCAAAGGTTACAACATCGCCAACATAATAGTTTTGTTGTACCAATGTAGTAACAACCATAGGATTAGCATTTGTGATCTTCGCTATGACCCTATTTTCTGGATAATAAAGCGATTTATTGGGGATTAAATAATTCCCAGTTTTGACCACAAATCCTACGCTTGTAGTTGCCCCGGTACTATCCAATAAAGTAGTAAAAGTGGTGGACGAACCAATATTAGTTACGGTCATAGATAGTCCACCAAACTGTGGTGCACTTGTAAGACCATAAACTCTTACTGTATCACCTACTTGATAGCCGTGTGCTGTTCCTGTAGTCCAAACAGTTGTAGTGCCTGGAGTAAAGGAAGAGACAGCAACAGGAGCATATACAGGTTGGTTTGCTGCATTGAATACAGTAAAACCATTCTGTGGAAGGTTACCCCAGCTTAATGGAGCTACGTTCCCTGAATATGTGCCTACTTGGCCAACTTGGGCAGTGCCAGGATTCATATAAGTAGCGTTAAAAAATGCTTCTACGATCCTGGTTCCTGTGGTTACACCAGCAATAGAGCCTACTGTAACATTAGATTGTGTAAGGTTTTTAAGCCTAAATTCACAGATCTGTTGTTCCAGTGGGATAAAGAATGGTGTCGATGCTACGTTAACAAACGAGCCTGTGCAAACTTGAACACTCATGATGCCTCCTTATAGTGCCACTTGAAGTGTGCATTTTAGGTTTAGACACCAGGAAGTATTCGTAGTATTGAACACTTGTGCCATCTTCCAGCCTGCTGTTTGATACAAACGCAATCTTGGAGATGCGATCTCTGGCGGAGCGTAAATGAACTGGGCACTATACCCATCTAAATCCACCATATCATAGCTTTCTTGGCCAGGTGTCATGATGTTATAAACATCATTACCCAAAGCAGATGCACCTTGGGAAATAGATCCCAAAGATGACAACAAGAATCTATAGTTACGTATAGAACCCCATTCAGCCATCAACAAATTGCTATTATTTGAATAATTAGCAACGTTGATAAAACCAACCATTTGGTCAAGATCAGCACTAAGATTAGTGTGAGCTAAACCAAAAAAACAGGTTCTTACTGGTGCTGTCAATCTGTTACCACTCTAAAAAGAGCGAGCAAGTCATTTCTGCTTGCTTCACGACCTTTATTTATTCGTCGTGTTCGGACTATCGCATACGATATTTCTATCGTCCCTAGGATTTAGTCTCTCAGGCTGTATGAAATCATTGTTAAAAATTTCTAACTCTTTAAGATATAATTCTTCACATTCTAGGCATAACCATTCATTTAAATGATTATTAACATGTAATTTATTAAATCCTAATTGTTTTTCACATTTTATACATTTTTCCATACTTGCCCCTTGTTAACCTTCTATGCTGCCATAGTAAGGCACTCCAAGTCAATTACCCAAGGTTTTACTTCGGCACATAGTTTACCGAACTTCAATTCGCCTTCAATCATGTCCATAATGAATTGAGCATTGGCAGTTCTTAACATGCGAACTGCTTTTGAGCAATCTAATGGAGATACA